TCATTAGGCTTGTGCTCTTGGCCCACCACCCCCACCAGAGCAAGGCTGTAGTTGTGGACGAGGCGGCTACAACCACTACCCCACCCACCCCTGAGTCCAGTGACACCCCAACCGTGTTGTCCGTGGCGATTCCCAAAGTCAACACGAACGTCGCCAGTGAAACCGCAAATGAGAAAGGCCGAATCGCACGGTCGAACACACGCCACGGCAACGTCCTACCATTTGCCGCGTACCCAGGGTACGGTGCCAGCAGCCACGCCCACACCTTGTGCATCAGCCTCATACGTTCACCAGCCTCAAAGTCACCAGCAGCATCCCACCAGGGTTCGCCTGATCCCCACGGGACTGCTGCGTGTGAGTCGTGATGAACTGAATGCTCTCGAACGTGCACAACTCGTCCTCACCCGTGTTGAGGTTCTGCAGACGGGCATACCCGCCACGCTTCTCCATCAACTCCAAGGCGCGGATACGCTTCCACGTACCACGCTCAACATCCAACCCATCTCGAGTCTTTTCACGGGGGTAGCACAACAGCGGCAGGCGCAACGTCCTGCTCACCACGTTGCTCGGACGTGCACGCACCTGATACCCCGTGAATGCGGCACCTGCAGTAGACCCACGAGACAGGATGAACGTGTACCGCACCTCGTTGTAACGTGCCGTACGCGCATTCACCCCCTCGTACTCGCTACTCAACCCGTCGTTACGCAGCCACGCCAGCGTGTTCAACGCACCCCACGCATTGTCATGCTCTTCACGAGGCGACACCGTGATCCCGTCGCTGTCACGGTTCACACGCAGGAAGTCAAATGACTTCTTCTCCTGAGTGTCGAACCGGATACGCCCCGTCTGAATCCAGCCAGAAGGAACCTCAGTTGTCTGCTCGAAGTACAGCCCGTGGTTGTCAACCGTGAACGCCATGCGCCCCGTATCCCCAATCGGGCAGACACGGAGAATCTGATTCACACCCGGATTGTCAGCGTCAGGTGCGTACAAGTCACGGGCCACCGGGAACATGCCGAACTGTGAACGAGGATCAGTACCGTCCACACCAAGGTTGATACGGAACAGACCCGGACGTGCCACCTCACCGTTAGGCACCGCACTACTACCACCGGCATACACGAAGTCACCACTGGCACACAAACCCCACACAGGGGTATCGCTCTTGATCGACAGCGGCCCCATCGTGAGACTCGAGTCAGGGTTGATCGTGGCGACACGCACCCCGTAGTTCGTACCAAGCACCATGTAAGTGCCCATGTACGAGATCATGCTTGTCACAATCTCGCCCTGCGGCAACTCGGCCACGATCCACGGAGTGTTCAGGGTCGGAGGGGTGGCGGTGCTGTCAAGGGTGGCGGCATAGATACGCCCCGTGTTGCCTGCATACCCGCTGACATAAGCGGCGTTAGGCCCGTCACAGATACCCGTCCAACGCCACCCGTCCAACTCCACCTTGAAGTAGGCGTTGTCAATAGAGCCACTGTCGAAGGAACCCGTCACATCCCACGGGTTCGAGGCAACCACCTCGTACAGATACCCGTACGTCTCATCGGTGTAGTTCGACTCCTGCGACAAGGCCAGAAGGAACCTGTCTTTCAGATACCCCAGCCGACCACGCTTGACGTTGCCCTGCCCTGCAGTCTCTTGGAACGTGGCACGGTGAATCGTGTACCCCGTCTCCATGTTCCCCAGCCAGATACCATCGTCAGCCATGACGTAGTACCACGCCCCACGCACCACAAGATCGTAGATAGCGTCACACGTCAGCAGGCTCGTCGTCGTACCGTTAGCGGCAACCTTCACAACCTCACCCGTAGGTGACCCGCCGAACGTGCTCTTCGCCAGCAACACACCCTGATCCGTAACCTGCCCATCATCATCGAGCAGCGTGTACGGCACCGCGTAAGACTTGTCCCCGTGGCTGACCACCTTCGAGGATTCGTTTATCAGCGTGACCTTGCCGGGGGTGAACACGTCAACCCCGCACGAGTCGTGGTATCGACGCGCCACCGACTCGTCACGTGCGGTGTCGAAGAACTCGATTCCCATGCCAAGATCAAAGGTGGCCTGCGACCGCCACCAGTACCCTGTGAGCGACTGCTCACCCGCCTCTGTCGTAGTGTCGATCTGCTCACGGACACCCCCATCAGACTCACGGATATACGGGTAGTCGTCACTGCTCCCGATCAGGAACGGGACGGGTGTCTCGCTGCCCGTATCAGGGTCGATGCCTGTCAAGGCCACGTCGTACATGACGCGACCAGAGTTGACGAATACAGGAAGGGCCACGGCTACCGCCAGACGTAGTGACGGACAGGCGGGTACAAGTCCTGCATCCGTGCCTCGGCATCAGAGACAGCCTGCTGATACATGGCAAGGATGTACTTGGAAATGTCAGTGGCCTTACCGAAGTCAGACTGACGGTTCATCATCGTCTGATCGGCAGAAGAGAAGTAGCCACGCCCCAACTCTGCGAACGAGTACAACCGCCACACCGCACCCCACACCACCGCTTCACGGGTGAACGCAGGCAGCCCCGTCACCGTCTCGAAGTCGTCAGACGCAGCAGACAGAGGGGCAGGCTCGGCGGCGTACACCACACGCACCGTGTCGTTGCGCCCCTCATACGGCAACTCGATAGACGTGAACCCGCTGTTCACGCCCCCCGGTTTCGGGTTGAACTTCCACACAGACAGGTCAGACCACGCATCGTCCTCGTTAACCCCGTCCTGCAACTGAACCGACACCACACCCTTCACGTCGGCAGGCAGTTGATAGCGGGTCTTACGGGTCTGCGTCGTCAGATCGGTGGCCTTGATCGCAGGCACACGGGGGAACAGGTTACGGATGCTGTCGTTGAGTGCACGCTTCACCTGCACAACCGGGAACTTGGGGTTGTTGCGAACCGCCACCCCTGCAGAGTGGGCTACCTTTGCCGTCCCCCGCCAGCCGCGAATGACGTTCGTAGCCACCCCCGTAGTGCGGTTGAAATCCGGCACAAACACCATCTCTTCTTCAATCTCCCACACCCCTGTACTCAGACCGCTGCCGTCACTGAACGCACCACCCGTCACGGTGATGCTCGTGTCGGAGTAGATGATGCCGCCCCCGGCGAGCACAGCCACGGCAGCCTGATCGTTAGTGAACCCCTCGAGCGTGAGCAGCACCTCATCCTGTAGGTCACTGAATGTAGTCATTGGACTCCTAAGTCACGCAGGCGAAAGCGCCTCTCTCAATCAGATAGCGGGGGAACGCTTACTGTGGGACTGGATCGTCGGGGGTAGTGGGATCGTCGGGGGTGGTGGGTCGCTTGTCGCCCTGATACCAGACGACTCGTCGCCACGCACGGAAGTCCGTGTTCAGCGACAACCTGCGGAACGGGCGGCGCTTACGCCGCGTATCCACATTCGCGTTCAGCCTGCGCTTAGGGTGAATCGTCCACAGGAAAGACTCGCCCTCAACCTCTGCGTACGGCTGCGGGTCGGGGGGTGGCTCCGGGGGTGGCTGCTCGAAAGTGACACCGAACTCGGATTGCCCCTGCATGTAGCCTTGGACAATGTTGTTCCACGCCACGGCTAAGTCTCCCTAACCGTCAAACCCCCAACCGGGATGATGATGGGTTGTCCAACCGCAATCAGGAACACCTCTTCAAAGACGTTCGTGTAGTAGAGCATCTGCCCCGGCCCTGTCTGTGCCGTCCCTAGCGACACCCACCACACCTCATCAAGCGTCGTACCGTTGGGGTTGGGGAACTGAATCTGTACGTTGTTGGTGGCGTTCGCCCCGTTAATGCTCCACTCACCAGCAGTGATCGGCTGTCGCACATACCCGTCGTAGTGAACCTCGTACAACTCCTGAGAGTCAGACCAGAACGGGGCATCGTGGTGCAGTGCGATATACAGCGTGTTCCCTGCCCATGACGGCTGAGTCCCCTTAAGGAAGGAACTTATGGCTTGGTGCCTGAACAGCGGTTGTTTAGCCACTCTTCACCGCCGTCCCCGCAGCATCGCTCGCAGCGACAGCGGCACGCACGTCACGCACATTCGTAGACGCAGGCTGAATCCCCTGCGCACGGGCAGAACGGTACTCTTCCAGACCCTTCTCCCATTGCTTCTCCTTCGTGCGGTCGATGCCCTTGTGACTTGCAGCCCACCCGACACGCAGCCCCTTGGCACGGACACACTCACCCCACGTGGCGTGATCCTGCGTAGGGCATGACGAAGAACAGTTGCTCATACCCCTGTCATAGAGCGGGAAGCACCGCACGCAGATACTTGCCGTTGCCAGACTCGGCAATCAGCGCAGCGTCCTCGAACCCGATAGGTGGGTTCTCGTACCCGAACAGCCACACCACACGCTTACCGTCAAGATCGTCAGGGGATGCAACATCCCACGTCACCTCAACATTGTTGTCAGCGTCGATCAGCACATTCGGCCCGACGAACACCGTGCCCACAAAGTCACCGTCACCCTTAAGGAACACGTCAGTCTGCTGCATCGACGTGTCGATCATGTAGGTGGGTGTCTCCTGCTGAACGTCAGGGTCAGGCAACTCGGGCAGCGGGTTACCCGACGACGACACCACGTTGACGCAGAAGTCCTCGAGGTCAGGGGTCAACAGGTAGAAGGTGTCCAACACCACCCCGTCATGCCACACCTGAACCAGCCGCCCATCAACCACATAGGTCAACGGAATCTCAGGGTCGGCACCCGCAGGCAACGTCACCGTGAACTCACCCGACAGGCACGTACCCGGAGGGGGAGGTTCGCCCGTGCTCTCACCGACAGACACGATCATCACCGACGCGTCGAACTCGGTCATGGTCAGCACCGTCAAGTTGTCCACCACCACGGGGTCAGACACCGACACAGTTGCCTCAACCTCAGTGTTCGTCGTCACCTCAACCGTAATGTCCTCAATCACATACCAGTCGTCACCGGAGACAAGGGCGCTGATTCGCAACTGAGACTCGCTGCTGATAGGCACATCCTCAATCTCGTACCACGAGGCGAGAGCAACCTCGGCATCGAAGTCGTGGTCTGCGTCGGCAACGAAATCCGCGAACTCCGTCCACACGACAACCGAACACCCAGCATCCAGCGACACAGCATCGGAGGGTGCGAGCACGTCCCCCATCTCGTGCCACTCGGACAGGTCTACATCGGTGATGAGGCTGAACGTGAACGAGGCGGTTATGTCCACCTCCGGGGTAACCCCGCCGCCCCCGCCGCCTGTGCCACCACCAAGGTCGTCAGTCAACTCCACAGTGGCGCTCAGTCTCAGAGCGTCGTCGTCAACCGAACCGCCGCCACCGCCGCCAGTGCCCCCGTCGTCCTCTTCGCCAGTAATGTCAATATCAGCCGCCTCGTTCTCAAGCAACTCGAGAGTCTGAGCCAACACCGACAAGTTACTGACGCTGCCCTCGTCAAGCGGGTTCTCAACCAGCCACGACGCGGCAGCCACCACACGAGGCGCACGGTAAAGATCGTCCATCGTAGACACGGGGGACGACGAGTGCAGCACAATCTCGGCAGTCGAACCGGCAGCCACCAGAGGACTAGGGTTGTGCCCTACCTCTTCAAACGTCAGCGGTATGGCCTGCCTCACGGTCACGTTTAAGGGGTCGTCGTCAGCCCACTGCCCAATCTCAACCCACGGATCGACGTAGTAGAAGTATTCTTCGATAGGTGGCCCGTGCATACCCATCGGCTGCAAGGTGAACAGGAACGAGGTTGAGCCTGAGTTAGTGGAAACAACAGGGCCAACAATCACGTCAGGGCCAATAGCGGCAGCAGACGAAAGCACAGACCCTAGGGTGTAGTTGTAGGTGGTGCTCCCAACGACACGCTTCAACTCATCCGGGTAAGGAACCACCGTGCCTTCGTAGAACGTGCTTTCCTCATACGTCTCCCCGAACAGCCACCCGAACTCCCAACCAGTCTCCCCAAATCTCACGTAGGTACTGCCGGAAACATGTTGGTAGCCGGGAGGGATGCTATACATCTCGCCCTCGGCTAAGACGGGTGGGGTGGAGGACGAGTAGTTGCCCATTCCTGTCCCAACCTCCGTACCCAAAGACACGTGGACGGAGGTTGTTGTCACGTACTCGGGATCAGTACCTTCGATACCAGTCCTGTACGCGGCCCGTGTCCAATGCTCCCACCCGCACCCATAAGTGCCGTAGTCAACGAACGCCCAATACGGCTGATCTAGGTGCTCGATCAGATAAACTTCACCGAAGTTGTTACGGATACCCGAAGGCATCCCTAGGTACTTGGGTTGGGCGCTCTTCGTCGCACTACTGACAGACGCGGCAAGAGAAGGCTGCGAGGTAACAGGGAACACCGTCTCCCCGGACACATCCTCGTACCGCCACATGCTGCCCCACGAAGGAGGGGTTGCACTGCCCACAGTCGCGGTGATTTGGAAGGAGTCGCAAGAGTGATACCCGGACAGCATAATCTCGTACGGAGAGGTTACACCCTCGGAGATGTACTCGAGTGTCTGCTGCGCCTTTGACCAACCAAACGTGCACAGTGACGCGTCAGCAGTACCAGTGTTCACCGTGTACTTGCCCGGAGACTCGGCACCGTACCGGAACACCAGCACCGTAGCCACCGGATCGCCAGCCTTCACCGTGACGAAGTGAACCTCTGCAGTGCCACGAGTGAACGTGAGCACCACATCGCCTAGGTCTGCATCCTCAATGTAGTTGAGGTAGGTGCGAGTCTCGTACCGCTGCAGCCAGCCCTCGGGCACGAACGACGGTTTCTGTGTTGCGCCCTCGTCCGTGTCAAGCCCGAAGTAGAACCTGTCCGTGGCAGGGTCACGCCGCCCTAGAACATACCCATCAACGGGGAACGCCCCAACAACAACGCCGGTCTGTGTTCCTGGCCCATCCGTGACAGACTCATCCCAAATGTTGAAGAGTGTGTCAGGCATTACGCCCCCTTACGTCACGCCGACGCAACGCGCAGAGTCAACGCCCCAGCAGCGATACGCGCACACCGACCCGGAGTGATAGTCACCGGGGCAGCCGTAGACACAACCAGCACAACAGTCGTGTGGTCGCTCGCGTCAATCAGAGCCACGTAGTTGATCGACTCCCAATTGCTCTCACCTTCGTTGTACGCCGTCACGAGAGCATTCTCGTTACTGCGCACCACGGGGTTGTTGCCAGATGCGGCAGAGAAGTCAGCAGTGTCCACAGTGATACGCGCATAGTTGTCGCTCGAGACAGCAGACAACTCGGAACTACCAAGAGTGATAGTGCCACCCGTCACCGTGGGCGCAGACTTGAGCAGCGCCACCTCGAAACCATCCGGGTACAAGGTGTCAAGCGCATCCAACACCGCCGTCCCGTACTCTTTACTGATCGTTGTTGCCATGAAGTCTCCTTAGAAGAGGGAAGGGGCCAGAGCCATGTTGCGACTCTGGCCCCTCACCGTGAGTGTTTCGATCAGGCAATGCTCGATGCGGTCTTAACCACGGTCAAGCACGTCGGACGGTACAGGCTCCAACCTGCAATGCCGTACCAACCCATCGCCGTCTTGCGGTTCAGCGGGTCGGTGATCGCGCCGTCAAGCACCACGTGGAACTCTTCTGCGACCGCCTCAGCAACAGCCTGCTGGCCGAAGATGTAGGTGCGGTACACGTCCACAGTCCCGGTGTTGGTGCTCACGCCACAACGCGGGTTCTCCACGAAGAACACACCTTCGTAAGTGCCAACCTCGGCAGCCCAGATAGCCTCGCCAGCCTGGTACTCGTGAGGCACCCGCCAGCCCAGCGAACCGGACTCGGCACGCAGGTCGTGGGCAACATCCGGGTGGATGTAGGCACCGAACAGTTCGCCACGAACCGCAGGCACAGAACCGGCACGGTTCTTCGCCACGGCGTAACGAATGTGCTTCGACTTGAGGGTGTCATTGCCCGTAATGTCGTTCACGTTCTGACCGGCACCACCGGGGCCGACAAGCACACCGGCTTCCTCGGTAATGACGTTCGTGCTGGTCGCCATGACAGACTCAACCAACTTGTCAATCGAGTCCAACTCGTTCTGAGCAACGATGTTGGCAAGGTTGCCGTCAAGCGAAGAGTCCAGAGCGAACTCCTGCAATTTCTTGGTGACCACGGTGTAGTTACCGTACTCATTGAGTGTCACGGTAACAGGGGTGGTGTCACCGATGCTCACACCTGCAGGGTCGTTAACCTCGTTCAGCGGCGTGGTAGCCGGGGCAAGGTCGGAGTACAGGTTGAACACGATGCTGTCGCCGGGGTGCGTTTGCTGCACCGGCTTCGTGTCAACAATGGTGCGGAACTGCGCCTTGCTGCGCAGCGCCATGTTGACCTTGCGGTCGTACGCGGTGGTAACGAGATTCGCAAGGTCAGCGGTAGTGGTGTTGGGAACAGCCACGATGCTTTCCTTCCTGAGAGAGAGTTGTTAGAGGATGAACCTCTGAGCCTCAGCCCACAACTCCTGCAACTCTTCGGCTGTCGAAGCACCCTTCATGCGTGCCTCAATGTCAGCCAGTTTGCTCGGAGACTGTGCGCTGCTACCAAGGTTCTGCAACCGTGATGCGGATTCCTTCACCTCGGGGGCGATCCCTGCATCCTGTTGCTGAGTGTCGTCGTCTTGCGGAGTAGCGCCGAACAGGTCGGCGTTCTCTTCAAGCCACTTGGAGATTCCCTCTTCACCCTCCACGTCAGCGGGGATGAACTTGGCAACCTTCGGGTTGACACCCTTAGCGGTCAGCACGTTCGATACCTCGGTTTGTCGAGCCTTGCCACGCAACTCTGCAACCTCAGCCTCTAGGGCTTTCTTGTCTGCGAGTGCCTGTTCAAGTTGACCCCTCAGTCCCTTGCCGGAACTTTCCTGGCCGTCCTCGTAGTCGCCGTCCTGATCCACTTATTACTCCCTCATCATCTGTAGGCCACTCACATATCCCGGGGAGGATACGTAAGGCTCCTTGCTGCCGGTCTTATACGCCACATAGGGGCCGGTCGATCCTTGTGGGTCACATCGGCTATAGGAGGGGAATGTGTCTATCGTCAATACTTTCGCTAACGAAACAATAGACGATATCGAACGTGTGTACGGAAATCTCGAGAACTACCTACGGTAGCGTAGGTTAGTAGGCACCCGACGTAGAGGCCCCAAGCCCAGCAGTACCAGCGTTACTGCCCCCGAACCGTGCACGCTCCTGCGAGGCAAGACGACGCTTCTTCTGCCCCACCTTGCCTTCCTTATCAAGACCCAACTCGTCGTTGATAAGGTTACGCTCGGACAGACTCTCGCCACCCATCTTCGCCAACTTCTGCCAATCCTGATCGGTGTCGGCCACGTTAGCGAACGCCTGCCGTGCTTCCTGCCGGGAGATATCCTTGTCCACCAACTCTTCGGCGTACTTCCTGCCAACCGAATCCATGCCGATCTGCCGTGCCTCAGCACCAATCTCAGCCGCAGCAACCTGCTCCTGCAACACCTGAACCCCACGCTTACGGTTCAACATGTAGCCGACAAGACCCTTCTTACCGATCCCGTAGAACTCGCGGAACGCACGCACATAGTCAGGGTCAGTGTTGTTCACCGCCTGCTCTGCCAACTTCACACGGTCAGCAACCTCCTGCGGAGACACATCCTTAGCGATCAGATCATGCAAGTCCTCACGCTGCCAGAACTTCTTAGGGATACCAGCAGCCGTGAATATCTGCCGGTACGTGTCCTCCAACTGGATAATCTCGCCTTCGTTCAGGTAACTCATCCCGTTCTTCTCACGAGACTTAGTGACCCCACCGAACCGCTCACGCCACGTGCCAGTCTCACGGAACGCCTGCGTCACAAGAGCAGGATTCTGCAACTGTGTGTACGTCAGACCCTTGAGAAACTGCATCACCTCGCCGCGCTTGAACCCGTACTTGGTCAGGGTGTCGGCATACTCGGCGTAGGCAGCGGCACGCTCACCCGGGCTAGACCACGTGTTAGTTGACGGGGGCGCGGCAGCCTGCACATCAGGCTCATTACCACGCGGAGGCTTAGGCGTCTTCGGTGCCTTGTGCGGGCTGTCGTTACTCGGCTTAGGGGTGTTGCTCACAGGGTAGGCGCGTGACTCAGAGTTGTACTGGCGGTAGCGTCCCGGCCTATCCGCCAGCACACGCCACGCACTCATCGCACCCTGGTGTGCCTGCTCACGGGCAGCCTTCTTAGCCGCCTCACGTGCCTGCCTCTGCGCTCGGACAGCCTCAGCCGCAGCATTAGCCCTGTCGTTCAGAGACACCGCAGGTTGTACGTACACCATGACTACAGCCCCATCTCACTGAGCATCGAGTTGATCGCAGACCCGTAGGACTGATACGCGTTGTTCGTGTACTTCCACCTCGGGTCACTCGTGACCTGTTCCTGAAACTTCCAGATAGGCTGACGGATCGGGTTACCGGCATCGTCGCGTGCCTGTAGCGCTTGCTTCACAATCGGGTCGTCCATACCGATAGACCCCGCAGGCATTTCAAGCAACGACGCAGCCATGTCCACATACGGCGAGGCAATGTCCTCAATCGTCATGCCCTGATCCAACTCGTCGCTGAACTGCGGGTACATCGTCTTGACGTACTGATCGCGGATACGCTCAAGCACCGACTCGGGTGTGTCCTTACCGTTCAGCACACGGCGCTGTTGACGTGCAATGAAGTCGTCGCTGACCACAATCCCGTTCTTCGACGCGTACTGTTTGATAAGCCCCGGCACCTCATCGTCAAGCGCCATGATTTCTGACTCGGTGATCGGGCGACCGTAACGTGCACCCTGCTCCACGCGGGAAGCCGTAGCATCCTGCCACGTCACACCCGTCATGTTCGCCTCAGTCATGGCAGCCTGCATCACCGCAATGTCGTCGGCAGTGATCGGCCCTACGAAACTCTGCGGGTCGTAGAACCCACCAAGCCACATCGCCTTCCGCCACTCAAGACGTTCCTTGTTCCCCATGTTCATCAGCGTGGTGTACGCGTCAGAATCCTTGTAGAGAACTTCCCGGGCACCATCCTTCGTGTTCACGTAGTAGCGGGTAACCCCATCGTTACCGACCACGGTGGCGACAGCCTTAGCCTCCCGCATGTCGTCCACACCCAGATAGCCGGAAGGCTCGGGCTTCCCGTCCTTCGTGGTGCCTGCCGCAGCCTGCGCCTCAGCCGCCCCCTGCACCGCCTGACCAGCCTCGGCAGCCACACGTTGCGCCTCAGCCGCAGCAGTAAGGCCCTCCGTGAGTTGACCTTTGCGCTGCCCGTGGTCACGCCCATCCATGTAGTTAGCCGCCACAGCCGGGGGGATCATTCCCAAGCCACCGAACGGGGCGAGTATAAGCGCGTTAGGGGCAAGGCCCATGATCGTTTCAAGGAACGACGGGGGAGCGGAGTCGGCAGTCGCCTGCTCCACAGTCTGCGCAACGTCAATCGTCACTTGTCAACCTCCCACATCAAAGTGCCACGCCAAATCGGGATGAACTCGGGGAACTCCACACACAAGTCCTCCCCCTGTTGACGTAGATAGGCGCGGAGAGGCGCATCCCCCTCACCGTCCAAAGACCCGCCCTCAGCCTGAGCCTTAACCAAGTCGTAGTGCATGAGGTACGACTGCAACGCCTTACCTGTCGCCGTGTTACGCAACGTCGGGTTAGTGAGGGCAGCGTCCATCTGCCGCCTCAAGTCCTCACGGCGGCTCGTGTCAGCCCCGGCACTCACCGCAATCTGATAGTCCTCACCGTTCTGCAACTTGGAAGCCTCGTACTGAGTCTCCGTAATCTCCCCGTTAATGAACTGCTGTTCAAGGCGAAGGTCACGGACAGCCTTGGCCTTCTCGTTAAACCGTGCCGCCCAATCCTCAGGGCTAATCAAACGGTTCTGCCCAGACTCGGTGAGCATCCGCTGATACTGCTTGCTACGCAGCCGCATGACAGGATCGCCGTTCATATCCGACGACGGGAAGAAGTACCCCATCACGTCATACGTCTTGTCAAACAACTCCTGATTGTCGGCTGCGAACTGATAACCCTCGTCGTTGGCAATCGGCACACGGTCACGCATACCGATCAGGTAGGCGATACCCTGCGGCCCGTACTTGTCCACAAGGTAGGCGTAGCCTGCACCCACACTGCCGGTGCGTTCCACCTCGGCGTTGAACTCGTTAGACAGAGAGGCAAGCCCAATCAACTCACCATTCTTGTCCTTCACCGTCTTAGGGATGCTCGTCCCGCCACGCAGCAGAGCGGCACGCCATAGATTCCCCCGGTACAGTGCCATAGCCAGCGACTCTGCATCACGGGTCAGGGCAGGAACCTTGTCCTCAAGGATGTACCCGTTCTCGTCAAGGTACTTCTCAGGGTCGTTAGCCACCAACGCCATGACAGCGTTACCCATCTGAGCCTGCACATCCTCTTCGGCAGGGATCAACTCACGGATGAACCACGGAAGGTTGCCCTCAAGGATGTTCTTATCCTGAGTCACGTCCCCGGTCTGCATGGCAAACCACCACTTACGCAACTCGGTGGGGATGGTGACCACACGGCGGTCGATCACCGACGCGGGGAACGTCACCCCCGGCCCGACACCGGGAAGCGGCTCACCGAAGTTGAGCGGATTCCAGCGGTCAACACGCAGGTTCACGAACTGCTCAAAGTTGGGGTTAGCCTTGCCACCCATCACCTTCGCCAGAGCACTGTCCACGATATGAACCGGATACCCAAGGTAGGGGATGCTGACGTTCCGGTTGCCCATGTCGTCAGTCCAGAACAGAGGCTTGCTCGGGTCGTCGTCACGGTTCACCCCCGGCATCACGTCGTAGGCCACACCCGACTCTTCGGTGTTAGCGGTACGCAGCAGACGCAGGGCGTTGGCAGACTTCTTCGGGTTGAGCACGGCAGCCTTCATGTAGACACGTGCCGCGTTCACCCACGACTGAATGAAGGGAAGCATGATAGCGAGGCGTTGCGCCCCGGCGTTACGGCCACGGATACCGTAGGCCACATCGGACAGTTTGCGGTACGCCGCGTTCTGCGCCGCCTCAGTCACCTCAGCGAGAGTGAACATGCCCTTCTGATCCCCTGACGGCATACCCACCTTCAACGCGGCCACAATCTCGTGGTGCTTCGTGGTGCGCTTCACCCGGGGAATCTGAGCCATGATCCTGTCCCGCGCCACCTGAGCGTCGGCACGACTCAGCAGAGACACACGCTTCGCAGACTCCAACAGCACCTCGTCACGCAGAAGCGGTGCCTGCCCAAGACGCTTCTCAGCATCCCCGGCGTGCCCGAAGAACCACGACAAGGCACCCTCGTAGAAGTCTTTGATCGCAGACTCGTCGGGGTTCGCCATATGGCCCCGGTATCGCACCGCGTACGGTTGCGCGTCCTCAGGTACACGGCGCGCCACACTCGCCAGCAGATTCTCCACAGCGTTAGGCTTCGCCACATCCAACTTCACAACCTTGCCGTCAGGCAGGGTGATCTCACGGATGAACGGTTTGCCCTTGCCGCTCAACGCCTTGTCGGCCTTACGCGGCGTAATGGTGTGAAGGTAGTGCGCCCACTGTGCCTTAGCCCTGGTGATCTGCCGAATGGTCTGCATGACAGGTGCATCGAACTGACCCGTCAAGTCGTGCACACGGTTGTAGACACTGGCAGCGTCGTCGTCAGCCCACAGGAACGAGTGAAGTTTGCTGCGATCCTGAGCGATCTGCTGCAACAGGGGAATGTGCTGGCGTTTCGTCTGCGCTGAGTCGATCAGTTTACGGAACAGGTCTTTCCCAGGGCCAGTGAAGTAGTAGTCCGTAACCATGTCCTCGCGTGACGCGTACACCTTGCCTGTGCTGTCCGCCCACTCGTCAACATGCTGCGGGATTTCCCCAAGCATCACGTCGAACACGTCTTGGAACATGCCGTCCCCGTACTTGCCGGGGGTCATGTGGAACATGAGGGTCTGTGCCCAGCCACGGTAAAAGTTGTCTTTGCCACGGTCGATCTTCTGCCACCCAAGGTCAAGCATGTGGGAGTCAGTCTGCGAGTTGCGTGTGGCGAAGTCACGGAACTGATGCCGCAACAGGTGTTGCCCAATCGTGGTGTCGTTCAGGTCGTCAAGCACACCTTGTAGCGCCGACATTTGCGCCTCACCGAACATCGGTGTGCCGTCAGGGTTCGTCGGGGCAGAGCGCATTATCTTGTTCAGCGTCTTGACGATGCGGGTGTCACCCGTGTACGTCAGGTGCGCTGCGATAGCCATAGTCTGCAACGGTGAGGTGAACAGGTTGGTGGCACCGATAGCCATAGCACGGCCACCGGAGTCGGCAACCTGCAACAGCATGTAGGCGGGGCGCATAGCCAGATACAACGGACGCAGGTACAGGTCGAACCAGTCGTTGATCGCCGTCGCGGTGTTGACAGCCTTGCCCTTGGCTGTGAGTTTCCCTGTCTCTTCGATCACGTTGAACAGTTTGCGAATGGCCTTCGTGTCCATCATGGCGACGTTGCCTGACAGGTCAGAGGCGGCGTGGATCAGACCGGCGTAATCTTCGTTGAACGTGGAAGGCTCATCGGCAAGGCCCATGATGAGGCTCTGCATTCCACGGTTCATGCGTGCACGAATGTCAGCGAACCGTGCCTCTTGCGTGATGTTCTTATCAAACGTCCACCGCATCTTGTCCGTCCACTGTTTCTGAACGGTGCTGTCCATCGAATCCCAGCCCGGGATGCGGTGAAGAAACTCGTTCTGTGCCTCAATCCAGACACGCTTCTTAGCCTCAGCGGTGGGGGCCATAATCATCTGCGACAGGTAATCGCGCCTGAACTCTTCCCACCCCTCAAGGCTCTTCTTACGTCGGTACGTCATGGACGCACCCTCAAGGATGAAGTCGCTTAACAACTTCACAACAGAGTCGGCATCCTCAAACCGTGCAAGGTGCGAGTTAGGCACACCACCTCGGGACAGGCTCACAACACGACGCATGAACGCCGCACCCGCGTGACCCGACTGCCCGTGCTGAACACTCCACCGTGCGACACGGTTAGAGGCGCGGGTGATCTTCCCGTTCAGCACCCAGTAGAACAGGATCATTAGTACCTGATGCGGGTCTTGCACACCGGCCAGATCGCGCAACGTATCCGCACCCCACAATGGAAACATGTCGTAGAGGTCAGCGGGGTTGTCCGTGCGCGCAATCAGTTTCGCAATGTTGTCGAAGTTGCCGCCGACAAGACCCTTGATCGCCTTGCTGATATCCGCACCCTTGCTGTGCAGCCCGTGGTAGGCGTGCAGCATGGCAACGAAGTCCTCGGGGTCAATGTCGGCCATGTTGTGCCCTGCGGCACGGTACGCATCGAGCAGTTGCTCGGTCGCCTCAAAGTACGACTGCACCGTTTCGTCCTCTAGGGCGGCAGCGTTACGGGCGTACTCTGCGGCACGACGCGCATCCTCGGGGTCGGCATCGAGCCGTTCTGCTGAGTCACGGATCGGGGAGGGGGCAGCCTGCTCACCGACTGCGGGGATGCCTCCTAGCGAGGGAGTGTCCTCACTGCGTGGCGGTGTGGTGCCGTCGTCGGTGACACGTTCGCCGCGAGGTTTCGTAGCCAAGTCAGCGCTGTCACGTGCCTTTGCTGCCACTACCTCCGACACCTCTGAGCCAGCGTGGAAGTTTCCTGCGTCGTCCCACTCGATAGGGAATGACCCCTTAGTGGGGGTATCGGCCAGGGTGACGTTGATACGTTCGATGCGCCCACCAGCGGCGACGTACGCCTCATCAAAGCCCATCAACTCATCGCGGCGCAACCGCATCATTTCGGCTTTGTCTAAACCATCGTCAATGAACCGTAGGCCCACAAGCGTACCGTCGTCGTTGACTAGGAACAGCCCACGCTCGTGCGCCATTTGAATAGCGGTGGCATCATCAATGTTGGCGGCGAACTTGGTGTTGCTGAAACGAGTAGAGTCAGGCGGGTTTACGCTTGTAGCGTTGTTCTGATCCTGCACACGTAGGTAGGTGCCGTCTTGCTGGCGGGTGTAAACTGACCCGTTAGATGTGGTGAAAGAAGTGGCCTCATCCTCAATGTCGTACTGTGCGCCCATACGTTCCGCAGCGGCCCGGGCCTCCTGCTCAGTGGCACCCTTCGGGTCAACCTCCAACTCGCGCAACACCGCGTTGTCAGTGGCGGCAGACGACTCCTTCACCACCTCATCCACCGTGGACTCTAGGCGGCGGTAGTCGTCAATGTCGGCAAGGTTGTCCATGATGAAGTCGGTGTCGCGGCTGCTGCTCTGCGCCGCACGCTTCATCCGGTCGTCCAACCACTGCTCCCGCAAACCCTTAAGGTCGGGGTGCTCGTTCAGGATGCGGGAGCGCGCCTTCGTGCGGAACGCCTCGGCCACCAGCGTCGTCGCATCGGCGTCGTCCAGGGTCGGGCCGAAACGGTGGATCAACTCCAACGCCTGCGGCAACTCGTCCTCAGTGATCCCGACACGCTTCAACGCCTGAGCAACCTTCGCGCCCTTCGTCGTAGCAGACGCGCCACCCGTGAACAAGTTGAGCGGGTCAAGAGTCAGGATCGCAATACCGTCCACGATGCCGCTGAGAACCTTGTACTGCTCTGTGTCTTTACCCCAGCCGATAGACTCGGCAGTCAACCGGCCCAGCGAGGCAGCCTCACCGTTCTCCAATGACGCGTACTCGTAGGCGCGTCGTGCCTTCTCTTCCCCAATAGGGGAGTCGTAGTTGACGTAGAAGCCGTTACCCGTACCTTCGGCCCCGAACCCTGCACCCATGCCGCCCTCTAGGGCAGTCTCGATCTGCGTCCACAAGGTTGTGTTGTAGGCGGCATCCTTCCAGCGGGTGATCGGAAGGACAGTGGTCTTTACCGCTTCCCCGAACGTGTGACGGTTGGGGTTCTTCCCAAGGTTGTACCCGGAGAGGGCGGCAGACGTGGCAATGTTCCTAGTCCAGTCCACACCGGCATCGAGCACCGACAGCCCTGTACGCACCGAACCTTTGAACGCGTCATAGGCGTTGTCAAGTGCGGTCGGGTCACCCTCGTACCCTTCAAACCGCATACGGGCATACTCGGCCAGAGCATCCTTCTGCTCCTGCGTGAAGTCCGATTGTGTCGGCACGTTGACAGGTGCCCCGGTGACGTTCGCAGTTTCCTGCGTCAACTTCTCCCACCAGTCACCGCCGTACTTCATGGTGAGGTACATTTCCGCGTTCTTAGCGGAGTCGTGGTAGAAAGACTGACGCTTCCGCTCCGCACGCAGGGCAGGGCGGTAGTTACGCTCTACAGGTGTTGCGGTCATAGGCCAAGCGCCTCAATCTTCTCCAACAGTTTCCGTGATGCCACCGATGGGCGTGCCACGTATGCGGCGCGTACCGCGTCGGCTAGTTCTTCGGGGGACATTTGCGGGGTGAACTGCTCCCCGACTCCTGTGAGGATCGGTTCGTCTGGTCGTTGCGTCGGGTCGGGTAGTTCAGGGTTTCGGGGTTGAGCACTCTCGGGGTGCGGTGCATCCTCGTGTGACGGTGCTGCTGCCAAATCTGCCGACCCTGCAAGATCATTCAACTCCTTGCTTTCCCCATACTCGTCGCCCTGCATGTACCGTGCCGCCTGTTTGAGAGTGACCCCCGGCCCTCCGTCTGTGCGGCGCGAGTGCTTACCCGGCCCCGACACGGGGGCAGGGTTTCTAGGGCGGCGGTAACCCCCATGCCCCTGTTCACTCATCGTCGCCGTCTACCTCAAACGCCTCTTCGTAGCCTTCTCCCAAACCGCCCTGCCACGCGTCCCCGTACTCGTCCCCAGACACAAGGAACTTTGCGGAGGTCAGGGCTTCAATCTCTTGCATCCCTTCCCGCAGGAACGCTGTCGCCTCATCGAGCGCGTCACGGTGCGACAGCATCATGGCGTAGGCAAGGTTCGCAGTATCGGTAACCGCGTCAAACAACCTCATAGTGAAGTAACTCGCCCCGGTCAACACATCTGCGGGATGAATCCTGCGAGGGGTAGGAACCATAGTTCCATCGGCGGTCTGATAGTGCGAAGGGCGCATGACTACCTCCTATGAGGTGTCTATAGCGCGGGAATCAGATTACGCGGGAACGCATAACCCCACCGCTGAGAGTCGGCTGACCCTTCGCGTCGATACCTGCAAGCATCGTGGCAAGGTCAGGGCGACCTGACGGTGCCTCACCCACCATGTCTTGCGACTCGGGTGGCAGCATCGACTGCTCCCCGGGCATACCGCCTGCCGCCTGCTGCATCAACTCTTCCGGTGTGGCAGGGGCGGGCTCGGGTGGGGGTGGCGGCTGAAAGACCGCCTCTACCGCCTCGCTGATACTCTTGCCCTTGCGGCGCAACTCGATCACCTTGCCAAGTGCTTGTACCGCACCTGACGGGTCTTGCCCTGCCGCTGCCAGTTGCGGGATCGCGGACGCGTAGCCTTGGATCGCTGCCTTCGCAGACTCTTCCAAGTCCTCCAAGTCCACCTTGCGTGCTTCCTCATCGGCGTCAATGTCAATCGGCATCTCGCGGCGCATCAGGTCACGGCTAAACAGTTTCTCGGCCCTGGCTTGCAGGCTGAACACCAGCCAGCGGTTAGGGTCAAGACCGGCCATGAGCCCGTAGGCTACATCGACCGTGTAGTCACCGTTGATCGTGGGTTTCGGGGTGTAGGTGATTTCGTACGGAGTCCCGTTCGCGGACCCACGCAGTTTCTTCCCAACCTTCCCAAAGACCTTCTCGTCCATCTCAAAGCACAGCGACACGATCTCCTGCAACGTTGCGGCGAAGACGGCCTGATGCGCCCTGATCTGTGAGTCGTACCCGTCCATGAGGGCTGTGACGCCCTTCCCGGTGATGATGCTCGCGTCCATCTGCCCTGTGCGTGCCTCGGGGAACCGTGCCCCCAACTGCAACTCGCGGTCAAGTGCCGCTTGTTCGCTGAACGCCTCGGGCGGCAGGGACAAGGGTACGCGCCCCACCCCGGCAGGGTTGTTCGTGCGGATCGCAGCGCCCGGGCCGATAGGGATTTCGGGCACATCACTCGGGACGATCAGTGGCGCGTTCACGGATTCGTGTGCGGCCTGCAAGGCGAGCAGTGCGAACCGTGCCTTCGCCAGTTGTACGAACAGCACATCATCGAACTGTCCTCGTGGAACGTCGGTGACACCCGGGCGTGACGCGACACGGACAAGACACTTCCCGACAAGGTTGGGGGTGCTGTCCACGATCACCGCCTCGCCACCGCCTGCGAGCAGTACCGCATCCTGTTTCGCGTCGTGGTAGAAGATCACCTCAACGTGCCTGCCCGACAGCATGTTGATCCGTGCACGGTACTCGGGGTACAGGACAAGGAACTCGTCACGGTCGATCAAGGCACGCTGAAAGAAGGCGCGTACCCGCCCGAACCTGTCAATCTCGGGGTACGAATCCATCGGGTCTAGGACACGGATGAACGGCATGTTTGTTTCGTAGTCGGCTTCGACTCGGATCGGGAGGAACCCGTAGGTGACGTACTTGTCGGCACCGTCGTACATCTGCACTTGCAGGTTGCTGTTCGTCACATACCCGACAGCGACCTTCGTCTTGAGGGATGCACGTTTGCGTGCCGTCTCGGACAGCATCGACGGGGAAGCACAGTTGAACGACGGCAAGGGCGCGACCTTCTCGGCCATGTCCCGTGCGGCCACGTCGATCATGTTCGCCACAATCGGCTGCTGGAACGGGCCGGAGGTGGGGAACAGGTCGGGGGCTACCTCGGCAACACGTCCCTCACGCACCGCCTTCACCTGCGCCATGCGGGAGTCGCGGTCGTGGAAACGTCCACGTAGCCGCACGAACCTGCTGTAGAGGTCGTTGCCTTCGTTCATATCTAGCCCCACATGCTGCTTCTGCCTGCCGCCACCAACTCGGTAGTCGGGATGATCGTCCTGCTGTCCATGTCCATCTTCGTGTAGAACATGGCCGCGTTGTCATGGAAGGCGCGGCTCCTGCTCACCGTCTGAACCAACTCCGAACAGCGAATGTGGGTGAACCACAACGCCATAACGCAGTCGGTCTTACTGCTCTTCGGGAGGTCAGCACTCCAATACGACAGTTGCTCGATGAGTGCCTTCACTCCCTCGGTCTGTGGGCGGGGCAGCCGTATCAACTGCTGCGTGAACAGCGAGGACATGCTCATCACGCCTAACAACTCGTCGTGCTTGTTGCGTCCCGTCGTATGCTCTACGAGCGTCCCGCCTCTAGCGGCGATATAGGAGCGGATTTCCATGTCCTGCGTGAGAAAGCCCTGGAAGGCGTTACGCTCAATCCGCCACTCGTGCACCCCGTACTTGTCCTGCCAGTCGCGGATCAGTTGTTTCATCTCTTCGGGTTTCATCGTGGGCTGATTGTGTACGTCAAGCACGTACCTCATGCCGTCCTTCAAATCGAGTCCCACGCACACTGCTGCCGTGTGCCCTACAGAGGCAGGGTCTAGCCCGCAGATCACATGCAGACCAGACATCCCCCCCGGTCGCCCTGCTGTCGGGTTACGTGCATCCGTGGAGTCAGGGATGATGCCGGGGGAGTAGCCGTACACACACGAGTTGATGAGCGAGATAGGGAACACAGTCTCTTCGTTGACCTGTTCCTGCTGATACACCCGTGCCCATGACGACGGGGGCATACGGCGGCGGCGCTTGGCAAGAATCTCCCCCGTCCACTTGTCGTACAGCCCCTCACTGTTAGCGATCAGCCTGTTCCCAGAAGGACGATCACAGTACGGCCACAGCGTTCTCCAATCCTTAGGGTCGTCAGCGAACTGCAACACGGCAGGCTGAGAGAAGTACGTCCACGGGGAACCGTCCTCTTCATCCACATCCCCGTAACGTTCTGGCTTACGCAACTCGCTATACAAGTCCTGTGCCTGCAACCGTGTCCCGACCACAAGAATCTTCCCGCCCTCAGGCAGACGTGACGTAACCTCAGTCTCAATCCAGTGAATCTGTTTCTCAAAGTCCTTCGCGTTGCTGTTGTCAACGCAGTCGTCAAGGATGATGAGGTCGGCACGGGCACCGTACAACTGACCCCCGATACCGATAGCCTGAACCGTAGGGTCTTTCTCCTGCACGTCACGAGTGTCGTTAGACACGTAGATCAAGTCTTGCTTCCATGAGGATGAGTCCTTATCGAACCCCCCCACAGGGCCGAACATCTGCTGCATACGTGAGTAGTTAGGGTGCGTCAGATAGTTCTTGATCGTCAGCAAGAACTGAATAGCAAGACGCTGAGACTTAGACACAATCACGATACGAGTCGAAGGGTTCTTCACCACACGCCACGTCGAATACATCACCGTGATCGTCTGAGACTTCGCATGACCCGGGGGAGTATTCATAATGATCGTGTCAGGATCACCAGGCTCATACGTCATGCTCGGGTGCAAGTCACGCGGAGGGCGACCCTCAAGCAAATCAAACCACTGCAACTGATGAGGGAACAGCCTCGTGTTCAAGAACTCTTCACAGAACTCAGGAAAGTCAGGAACCTCACGAACCTCAACCTCCTTCTTCTCACCCCACCGTGCCTTCTCAACAGCCGCCTTAAACGCCTCATCCGTACGCTTGTAGTAGTACAGATTCTCCCGACTCACCCCAGCGTTCCTACACGCCTCAGCCTGAGTAAACCCAGCCTGCAACTGCTCAAGAATCAGAGCCTTCTTATGCTCAATCGACAGTGACTTACGGCGAGTAATGACACCCTCCCTAGGCTAGCGACGTGTGACGCGAATCAAGACACGCTCAACCACGCGACACAGCCACGCAGACAACGCAGGGACACATGGGAACCCTCATTCACGTCACACGTCTACATGTACTAAAGGCAAGGAAACCTTGCAGGGAAGTGACAGAGAAGGCAGGGAAAGAAGGGAACAACCGCAGTAACTGTACTCTACTCTAAACTGTTTACAGTAACTAGTAACTGTACTCGTCAACCGCTACTCACAAGTACAAGTCAAACCCTAAACTTGGATAACTGTGAGTCCAGGTTCATGAGTCTAGAGGAACGATAGACAACTGATATCCCTTCCTGCCTAATGACTAAGGAACCTAGTCACTAAGTAACTAGGGGGTGGAACGTTACAAGATACCCCCGAAAGACAGAGAAAGTTCACCTAACATTCATCTAAGAGACAAGAATCAAGACACTAGTAACCTCTCCCGTGACCTCACCCGTGACTAGTACACGTTTACAGAGATATGTCTCTAGGTAGTATCATAGGTATCGCGCCACAGTTTAAAACCGTGGGGTCAACTTCCCCCGCTACTGCCACGTGACACCCTCCCCCTCAACTTAGGGTAGCCTCAACACACTCTCCCTATGGGTGAATAGTCACCTATTCACTAGGTAAGGTTACCCTTATCTAGTAACTCGGACCTAATCACGCCGATGTAGTTACAATGGTGTGAAAGTTACGGTAACGTAGGTTCTTGTGCACGGATTCACATAGTCTCACTGCGACCAATAGTGTACCTAGTGAGTTCACTTATACCAGTATCCCCGGGAGTATTGTGTACCTAGTGAGTTCACTTATACGTGTTAGTGGGACGTGATGCGGGATACCTATTACTAGTGTCAGGGTATCATCCGTTCGGTTGATAGGGTAATGTCCGTTAGGGGGATGTATTCGGCGGGACACGCTACCGATACTGGAGGTACAAAGTTAATGGGTGTTCGGGAAGGTGAGAATGATGAGTAGGCTACGTGAGGAACGATGGGACGATGCTATCAGGGCATTGCGTAACGCTACGGCGTATCTTGATAGTGACATGTCTAAGGGTTATGCCCTTGGTACTTTGTCCCTGCAAAGTTTCGATATTCTGGTTACTGATATTGAGACTTTGGCAGATGAGGTACAAGCGCTCGTACACCGTAGCGTCACCCTCCCCCGGTACCGGGTGTGACGGTATCGGCGGGGTGGGTTACTAGGCAACGATAAGGTTCTAGTGAGAGGATAAGTAGGATGAGTGATACAGTAGCGGTTGAGAGTCTGCCGGGAGTGCTGGAGCGTGTGAGTTATGACGCACGCTATACGGCGGGGGAGGGCGACGATACGGTGTACGCAGTAGCGTATATCTGCCCCGACCCTAACCTATCGGGTGAGAGTGTGGATGAGGCTAACCTACGGGTGCTCAGTGGTGTTGAGGACGCGTGGCGCGTGACGTATCGACACTGGTCATGGGCATGGTACGTTGTGCTTCTGCTACCTGTCCACGATGCGGAGAGTGTGCGTGAGAGTCTGAGTAACTACCCCCTGCTAGACGATATGGTGTGGTCGGAGGTTGAGTGTGAGTGGGGAGAGAGTGATGATGAGTAGTACAGTGGTCTATCCCGTGTTCTGTCCTGAGTGTGGTGAGATTCATAAGTCACGGGTACGTGATACCGTGACGGTAGAGAATACGGGTATGCACTATCACGTGCTGAGTGGGTTAGTGGGTGGGTATCTGCCTACTCACGTGGACTGTCTGCGTGACACTGTGAGTGAGGTGGGTTACTCACCTATCGACGCATGGCGGGATTGGGTGGATGAGTTGCTACCCGATGGGTGCGAGTGTGACGACATTGAGTTGTGTGCGCCATGCGCCACGCGTGCGGAGTCTGCGAGTATCGCGGCAGACAGTGGCACACCGTGGGTTATGGTGAATGAGTGGGAGTACGTGAGTCTAGAACGCGTATGCGATTCAGACTGTGACGGTAGGGAAAGGTGACAAGTGATGTATGCGGAATTGTGGCACGACATATGGTGTGACGAGTGCGGAGGGTATCTGTGTGATGGTGCGTCGTATCCGCATAGTGATGCTCAGAACATTGCACAACGTCACGAGGATTACGCCCATGGTGGTGCGCTTACGTGCGTAGTTAGTGCGGAGTGTGTGTGATGAGTGCCTACGGGGTGTGCATCGTGTGCGGTATGCCGAATGAACCGGACGGATACTGTGAGGACGGGTGCGTGCTATGGGTCGGCAGTAATGAACCCGTGACAGTGGACACCGTAGGACGTGAGTCGGGGGTATGGTGGTCGTGAGTATGGATGTAGACAGTGATACGCTTACAGTAGACAGGATGAGAGGATGAGTACCATGAAGGTTAGTAGTCGCAGTGTGAAGGTGCCGCAGTTGATCCGTGACCGTACCGAGTTTGAGACTTACGGCGCGCTGCGTGCGGAGTGGAATGGTGGGTACCCCTTGGGTCAGTTGCCTTATCCGTGGCGCGATATGCTTATGCAGCACACAACTACGGATAAGGGTATCGAGCGTGCGTATATCGTGTACTCGTACGCTACGCCTATTGCTTGGTATACCGAGCGTCACGGGTGGGTGATCCCCCCCGTTAAGTATTCCCCCACCACTAGCAAGCACCAAGGGAGACTCTACCTTGTAGAGTCTGTCACTGTGTGATACGGTGACAGTAGTGAAAGGATGAGGATTATGGGTACGTACACTACCGATGCAGACTTTGGGGTGTGGGTCGGGTGTCTGGCCTGCCATAACGAGGGTCGTTTAACGGGTGAGTGGGTCGATGCTAGTGAGTGTGTGGAGTTTGTGCCGTGCACCCGTGAGGGTCACGAGGAATGGTGGGTATTCGACCACGAGGCAGGTTCACTAATCCCGGGGGAGTGCTCTCCGAATGAGGCGTATGAGACATATGAGCATGTGGTGTGGCTACTGTCCTCATCCGTGCCACTCGAGGCTATCAAGGCGTACCTAGACAACGTGGGCGGTAGCGTGCGTGACCTGTCTGCTACGCAACTCGAGGACGCATACCGTGGTGAGTATGACTCGTGGCGCGAATACACTGACAGTATGGCAGACGAGACTATGCTAACGGGTGTGTCTGATACCGTGGCGATGTATTTTAACTATCAACAATGGGCAGACGACTTGGAGACTGACCACAACTACACCCGTAACTCTAAGGGTATGGTGTACGTCTTTCAGGACGTGTGATTAGGGAAGGATGGAACGATGAGTAGCGGCACACTGTATACCGTGCATGTGGGTGAGGATAGTTACCAATTCACAGACCTAGAGACGGCAGTACGTACGTGGGATGCGCTGACGTACAACACTGAATGTGTCACCCCGGGTGGGGTGCAAGTTGAGCAGTGGAACGCGGCAGGCGACAAGGTGCGTGATGGGTACGTGCTACGTGTTCAGCCTAACGGGGTGGTATATCTGAATCCCGGGATTGTCACCCGTTAGGGTGATACCGTGACAGTAGAGAATCTGGTAAGGTTAGAGAGTACCGAGGTAGAGAGGATGAGACGATGAGGGTACAACTGTGCTTGGGTGAGCGTGAGTCGATTCTGATACTGAGGCATGGGCCGAGTGTGGTAGACGATGAGGTTATCCCTATCCCGTGGCCTGCCTACAGTGCACGCCACCATGCCGAACGTGTGCTAGTTGAGAGTGGGTATCGCATCACGGGTAAGTGGGTGCGTGGTGATGGGTTCTTACTGAACAATGTCGCCCATATGGGTGATACCGTGGCGCTAGATTACGTGCAACACTGACAGTAGACAAACGAGAGAGGATGAGACGATGAGTGTAGTAGTTATTAACGATGGGATGCGACCCGAGAATCTGACCACGGGTGTAGTCCTAGAGAGTAATCGTGGGCACTACGCCGCACGCATGATGGTCGAGTACGCCTTGTACTACGGGTGGGATGATGCAGACGCACGGCAGGCAGTAGAGGAGTATGACGACAACTACTACCGTGAGGATTGGCGGTACGCCTATACGTGGCAGGACATTACCGAGGATGCACTCACGCACCTAAACCTCATCACTGAGGGTGGTGTGTGGTGGTGGTGCGATGGTGACCTGAGACTAGACACATACGAGGATGTGGAAGGGATGAGTGAGTGATGATGAGGGCTGTTAGTCGTGAGTCTGTACCGTGTGACGTGGAACTACTGAGCGTGAGTCGTGACGACATTGTGAGTGGGTACACAGACTCCGTGCCCGGGTGCAGCCATGACGGTACTGCGTGGTCATACGTGAGCATCACGTTACCGGGCGGCATTCCCGTGCCTACGTTCACAGTCTGTCAGCAGTGCACGATGGGCATTATAGAGGGTGAGTGATGATGAGTAAGTTGATCTACTCGCTATTGAGGATGAGGGGGAGTGAACACCCGTGATTATCAAGCGTAGCGGAGAGTCTGTGCTAGCCATGATGCAGCATCACGACACGTGGCGTGACTTGGAGAGTGCACGTGATTACTACTCGCGTGCATACGAGCAAGTGTGATACC